ATAGTATAATCTTTTAAATCTTTTCTAGCTTTATGCTTTTCATTTTTTGGGTGTTTATATTTAGCCATTTTAACTTCCTGTTATATTATTTTATATAAATATTATCTAGAATACTTTAATGTTCCTAATATTTGATTTATGGGAGCAAACGCTCCTGTTAACTTATATGTGTTTCCTCCATATGTGAAAACAATTCCTTCAACGGGGACTATTTTTTCAAATCCTCCTAATCTTTTTATTCGTTCTAATTGTTTCTTTAAAAGATCCATTTTTGTAATATCATTGGTAGATCTTAATGTACGAATTATTTGAGCTATTTCTTTTCGTATTGATTGTACTGCTCGAGCTGGATTTGCTGCTAAGAAATTAGATGCATTTTTCATTATTTCAGCTCCTAATTTTAAAAATATTGACTCAAATGGCTGTAAATTATCTTTTTGATATTGTTTGAAATCTTTTTTGTCAAATAATGATACCCAATCTAAAAATTCTTGATTATCAATTTGTTTTTTAATTTTTACAATTGAATTTGATTTATCATTAAATGACCATCTATTAGTTAATTGTTCAATTAAATTATCAGATATATCATAATTCACCTCATTAGCTTTTTCTTTTATAACATCTCTCCACCAAGCTTTATGATAATCTGACAAATAACTAGTATCTTCTAATTGATATTTATCACGTAATTGATCTAATTCTTTAAATAACGCATCTTCATAGTCTTGAAAATTTTCAACTCTTCCTACTTTAATTTTTTGAGGAGGTATTAAATTAAATGTTTTTTGCATATGAGCATTTGCATCTTGTATAGCTTTTTGTATTACTGCTCCACCTGTCATATCTGTTTGAACAACATTTCCTTCTTCATCATATTCAACTAAATTATGAAATTGTAATACTGCTATTTCATAAGCTATAACATTTTTTGTTTCAGGATAAATAATTTCCATATTAGCAAATACTTTTCCATTTTGAAAAATACTTTCTAATTTGCTTTTTCCTACTTTTGAAAATGCAGCTTCTAAATCATTTCCAGCTTCTCCAAATGCATCTGATATAGGACCTCTTCCAGCAAACTTTGCTTGTAATCCTTCAACTGATAATGGATTTACTCTTTCTGTTTTATTTCTAGCAAATTTAACTGCTCCGTCTTTATATGTAACGAATATATTTTGTCCGTCTGTTTTTTCAGTAACAGCATTTTCTATATCCAATCTTCCTTGTAATCCACGTGCAATCATTTCTTTGAAATCTCCAAATGTTAATGATTGTGATCTATTTTTATCAAATGGATGTGACATATGTCCAGCCAATCCACCTTCATTTAAATATTTTGTTCCAAATACTGTTTTTGGATAATCATCAAAATCATATACAAATCCACGATCATTTTTCTTGTCTAAAAATTTTCTAAGTTTTTTAATCTTCTTTTGATGTGCTTCAACTCCTTTTGGAGTCATATATCCAACACCCATTTGTTCTGCTATTTCAGTTGCATCATTTTCAAATTCTTGTAGAAACCATTCTTTAGTAAGTGATGATGGACTACTAAGCATTTGCCAAAGATTTTTAATAATAGATTCATCATAGTTAGGGTAACTTGCTGCAAACGTTTCATAATTGTTATTGACAATTGCAACTCTTACTGCGGAAGCAGATATTGCTTTATCTTTATCTTCGCCATCTTTATATTTTAATGGATCAACAGAAACTGTTAATTCAACTGCATCAACACCTGCAGGTATTTTTCTTCCTTTTCTATCGCCAGTTAATTTATATTTATCTACATTTGGTAGAAATGTTTTTACTCGAACATAATCTTCATCTTTTTCTGATGCAGCTAATGCAAATTGACCTTGAGCGTCTTCTGGTAATGCAAATAGATATTCATATGCAGCCATTATAGGAGAATTAAAATCCGTTGGCTGTATTTCAATGTTATTGTTTCTGTTTAACAAATTAAACATTTTTATACTAGTATCTCTTGTTATACCGTCTCGCTCTTTTGGACCTATTAGCATGATAACTTTGTCAACACTAGGGTTTTGAGCGTATCTTTGAGCAAGAGCCATATGTGCTCCTGTTATCGGCTTGAAGCCTCCTGGAAATAATACTGTTACGTTGTTCATTTTATATAAATATCATTATTAATTATTTAACTAGTAAATCCTGGAAAGTCCCCTTGTGCTTGTGCAATATTTGCTGCTGTTAACGATCTTGTTGCTATTACTCCAAAATTATCAAGTCGGAGTGCATGATTTGCACTACTTGCTGGAGTACCAGGACCGAATTCTGCTAAACTCTGTTCTACTGTTACTTGAACTAATTTAGATTGATTTGCTTCTGGTATATCTACTATAAGAGCTTCGTCTCCTTGAAATACATGTGCTGTTATTCCTAATCCGTTAGTTCCGTCTGATTGGCTCCTAGAAGTTAAAAATGTTTTAACTCCTCCAGATCCCATAGAAGTCCAATTATCATAATTAGTAGGAACTGTTAAACTATTGCTAGACATCGACCCAGAATTTGATAACGTTTTAAAAGTAAATCTTGTTTGTCCTCTAATCGATTGAGCCGTAGATAAACTTCCGTCGCAGGATGTATACTGTCGTCCATGTATTATTAAACTATTTTCATATGGTAATAAATGGAAATAATAATATGCAACTACATCAAAATCAGATGTATTTGAATTAGGAAATCCACTAGCAGCATTTCTAGAAAATGATTGTGATACTGAAACAACTTGTCTTCCCATATTTCTTCCATCTACAAGTCCTATCCTTGTATCTAATAAAGGTACTACTTCAGCACCAGCTCCTGTAAGATTAGAAACACGTCTAAAATAAGCTTCTGATCCAGATATAACACCAGCTGATGTTAATTCAAATGATGGACTGGAATCTGGAGTTCCTAGATTTGTTGAAGATTTAAATTTATCTGTTTCAATTATAGTTCCTCCAATTGTTCCACCGGTGGCATTTATTGTACCGTCTGTATTTAATTGGAATTTTGATGATGAAATTTCTAGGTTTCCACTTGATCCGGATATAAATTGTGTTGAAGGATTGCCTAAGAAAAATGTTTCTGTATGAACATCTAATATACTCGGATTTGTTCTATATCTAAAAAAGTTATTTGCATCAGAAACCATTTCTAATCCTACACCTTGATATATAGTTTCTGATTGTTGCGGTAATGCAGATCCAGAAAATAATAAGAATCCTCCAGCGCCAGATCCAGTTGCTTGATTGAATCCTTCATAACCTAATGATCTAATATATCCAGTATTTTGTAATCCAGATATTTCTACACCAGATGATAATGTATTAGCAACAAATAAAGATCCAGTTAACATTGAAAATCCACCGTCTATATATCTATTACCACCTTCAAAATTTAAGTTTCTAACAAAATTAACAGTATTTGATTTATCTCCTAATCTATTATAATATTCAATTTTAAATGATAATTGATTGCCAGATTTAATTTTTGTTGGTATTTCTGTTCTAAATCTTGTATAGTTTGGAGTATATCCATATTCTGCATCAGTTAATGTTCTAATATCAGAAATTTGCCAATCTCCAGATTCAATTACAAATAACAATACTCCAGTGCCAGATTGATCAGAATTAAATTCAAATGATATGTCATCATATCTTTTTGAAGTTCCTAAGCATTCTATTTCACCAATTTTTTTACCTAATTTTTTTGGAAGTTCCTGATTAAAATTATCAGTTGAATCAAATGTAAATGCAGAGCCAGATGCATAAATTGATAATATAGGATTTATGTTACCAGATTTTTGTGCAAATGCATCTAATGTTACTGTATACATTGATTGGCTTACAAAAATACCAGAAAATTGATCTTTCAATTGAAATGTATATACATTATTTGAATTTGATAAATCTAATGTTCCTGCTATAGCAGTTGCATTATTTATTGAGCTTGTTGTCCAAGTTAATGTAGGAGCAGCTATTTCTGTTTTTCCTTGATATGAATGTCCTTCCCAATATGTATCAATGGTGCTTTGTGTTTCAAAAATTCCTAAAGATTTGTCTGGTGTTAATGATGATGTAGAATCAATAAATATTTCAGTATTTGGTAATAATATATCATTAACTTGTTCAAATGTTCCAACAGTTCCTGCAGAATTTAAATACACTTTGATTCTAGAAATATCCCCAGTGTCAGGTTCTAAATCAGATATTTGTATTAATGCAAATGATTCTGAATTTTGTGTTGGAGTATATTGAGGAGTTGCTTCATATTCAATTTGAAATGCTGAATTATCAAAACTATTAAACGTATGTGATAAATTGCTTTGAGTATCAAAAACTTCATATGGAAAATCTAATTGCAATGTAGTGTCATTTAATACTTTACTAATAGTACTAGTATATGAAGTTGAGCTAGCATTAATATCAGATGTAGGTAAAGGATTAGATGGGGTCGGTACTGACAATGTACCGTTAATCATATCTCCGTTAAATTTACCTCCAGTTAAAATTGCAGTTGGTTGATTATTTTGTGATATAAAACTTATTTGTCCTGTATTATAAATTGGAAATTGTCCGTTTGTATATGTTCTATTTAATTGAACTCCAACATTTTCTGATATTGTTACTTTTGGTAAATCATCAAAAATAACAGTTGATGTATTTAAATCTAATGGGTTGACTGGTATAGTTCTTGTCCATTTAGCATTTAATTGATTTTGAAAATTATTAGGAATTTGTTGATTATTAATCTTTGTTATTTCTGTAACAAATATTATAGTTGCATTACCAGGAGCAGTATCTTCATATATGTATATTGAAAGTACTCTAGATCCATCTTGATCTATATAATCTATAAATTCTGAATATATAGTATCTCCATTTGAATCCAATATCTCAACATCTATAGGAGCTCCTACTTTTAAAGAATTTAAATTACCACGAAATTTAATTAAATTTTTACCAACAGTTAAATTATTTGGAAAAAAACTAATATCAAAAATATCTGGTGATAATAGTGAAGAATCAGAATAATACGTATTTAATGTATCATATCCTTTATATGTAGCAAGTTTTCGAGCCATTCATCAAGTTTCTTTTTTATAAATATCAAACATGTTGAATATGACTGAAATTTTCTATCTTATTAACTTCAATTAAGTTATCTACCATATCTCTCATTGATTCAACATGAGATATAATAATTGAAAAATCAAATTTTGTTCTAAAATATTCAAATAAATTTGTTACTGCAGAAATATGTTCTCTATCTAAACTACCCCATCCTTCGTCTATTGCAATAAAATTAGGTCTTGGTAATGCTGATACATTAATTAATGCTACACGAATTGCCAATGAAGAAATAAATCTTTCCATTCCAGATGTTAGTTCTAATGGCCAAAAATTATCTTCATCATAAATTATATAACCATTTATATTTTTACCATCTGTATTTAATACCATATTGAAATCAACTACTTGATTTAAAACATTGTTAATTTCTGTTTCAATTTTAGGTAATGCTTTTTTAATTAATTCGTATGGAACACCATCACGCTTTACAGACTGTAAATAATATTCATATGCTTTATATTCTGTTTCCAATTGTTTATATGTTTCTAATTGTTCTAAAGCTGTTTTCTTTTTTGTTTTAGCTACTTCAATTTCACCATGATTAGATTTAATTTTATTAGTTATATTCTTTATTAACTCTGTAGTTTCTAATATAAGTTTCTTTTTAGAATCTATTTTTTTATCTATAGATTCATTATATGTAATAGCAGATTCATTTTTACGAAATAATTCTTGTCGTTCAGCATTAGTTTCTAATTCTGATTCTTTTGTTTGCATATCACTTTCAAATATTTGTAATTGTAATTCTAATTTTTCAATTGAATTTTTTAAATTTATTTTTTCTTGATATTCATGAATTAAAGAATTTAATTTATCAATTCGTTGTTGAAAGAATTGTACCGCTCCGTGTTTTGTTTTTAAATGCAATTCATTTCCAGGAAGTAATCTTTCTGCTTCTAATGCATCTTTTACAAATATATTTTCAATACAATACTTACATGTATGATCATATTCATGAGTCTTTAAATGATCAATTTTCTTTTTTTGTGAAGATATTAAACTTGTTAGTGTGCTTATTTCATTTGATAATATATCTTTTTTCTTGATAATATCTGATAATTCATTTGATATTTTTTTAAATTGCTTTGTATCAATAGTTGTTTGATATGAAGATATATTAGATTTAGTATCATTAATTTCTGTTTCTAATGAACTAATTTTAACGTCTATGTCTTCTATATCTTGTATTAAAACTGTTTCTTCTTGTTGTAATTTATTAATAGTAGGACCTTCATACGACATTGGTTGTTTTGATTCAATTAATTCTACTATTTCATTTTGTAGATTATTTCTCGATTCTTGCAGTTCATTATCATTTTTTTCTAATTCAATTATTGTATCTTGATTTGCAATAATAATATCATCTGATTCTTTTATTATAGATCCAAAGTCTGTTTTTTTATACTCTTTTAATTTACCAGATGTTTCTTTTATTTCTTCAGCAGCTAAATAATATAATTGCTCAAATACCGTTGTATCTAAAAATTGTGATAATAAATCTTTTCTTTCTCGTTGAGATTTTTCTATAAAATTATTATTATCTGCTTGTAATGAGAATGCTGTTAAAATAAAATCATCATATGTTCCTAAATATCTTCTAATACTTTTATTAGTATCACTTCTTTCTTCACCGTTTAAGTTTTGATCTTCATTATAAAAATTAACATTTACTTTTACATGACCATGCTTTAATGTTATACCTTCTCGTTCAATAGTATATAATTTGTCATTTAACATGAATTTAAATATACCTTTAAATCCAGACTTTTTATTATTTAGTACTTCTTTTGATTTACTTGTTTTACTACATTTATCAAATATAGTATATGTTATAGCATCAAGTAACGATGATTTACCAGATGCATTTGCTGCAAACAATCCTATAACGTCTGATAATTTTGAAAAATCTACTTTATTTTTTTCTCCATATGAAAACATATTACTAAATTCAAATGATACAGGATACCATGTTACATTTCTTACAGATTCTAAAACAGGTAATTTAGAATTAATTGTTCTATTAATATGTCTGATTGCATCTAATTCTTTTTTGTCTGCATCAGGATAACTTTCCTCAATAAATTGTGTTATTAAATTATTTTGATGTTCTACATCTCTAACGTTTCCAATTGCAATTGATCCATTTTGATTATTTTCAATATGATTTGCACTACGTTGTATAGATATATCTTGAACTTTATATTTTTTTCTAATTGTTGCAATTAATTTTTTAATATCAGACGCATCGGTATCATTAAATTTAATTCTAACTCTTGGTTTTTTTGGAACTCTATATGGCGAATTAATAATTTTTGCATTATCAACTTCAAATGTAACATATCCATAATTATTTTCTATTTCTATAAATTCAGATGTACGATCAGGTAAGTCCCATACTAGTATTCCATGATCTAAAGCTTCTCCATGATTTTGTTGTATTAAAGATCCAGGATATCCAATTGTTTTTTCTTTATTTAAAAATTGAGCTGGCTTATGTATATCTCCTAATAATGTTAAATCATGTCCTTCAAATAATTCTGTTGTAACATGATCATTTGATATTTGAAATCCAATATCTGTTTTTGCATTATGTACAGCTCCATGATGTAATGCTATTTTATAATGAGCGTTAAAATCTTTAGCTCGAATATAATCTTTTGGAGCTACGTCAACGGCCATATGATTAAATACAACATTTGCAAATTTAAATAATCCATTCTCTTTTATGAAATGTATATTTGGATTATCAATAACATCTAGTATTGGAGATATTGCATCTAATCTATATAAATTATTTAAATTCATATCATGATTTCCTAATATAACAATAGTAGGAATATGAAATCCATTAAAGAATTTTGTTAACATGTTAATTAGTTCTGGTGACATATCTAATTTAGAGTGAACGATATCTCCAGTTATAACACAAATACTTTGATTGGTTGCATGTTGTGCTATATGTAAAAATAATGTATCAAATACTTCTTGATATTCTTTATGCCGTTTTAACGTACGTATATGAATATCAGAAACATGAAATATTTTATCAATTGATGTTATATTTGTTTTTAATTCTTTTATTTCCATAATGAATCTATTTTCAATTCCATCATTCTTTCAAATGAGAATTGATATGTGTCTTCTAATTTTTCAGTTATTTTTTTATATCCCAATTCATTTGGGTCTTTATCTGATAATTCTACAAAATATACATTTAATCCTTCTGCC